TCGCGCGATATAACGAACGTCAAAAACTCAAAGGCGCAAGCGAACCCGGGCAGCGCGCGGACATTCGACTGGGCGGACGCCGTTTATATCGGCGGGATGTTGAACGGCGCACCGGCCCAGTATGTACAGTTCAACGCCACGGGAATTACCGTTATGAGCCCGTTCGCGGTCGCCATCACGGCGACGACCACGGTCACGATTACAGCCCCGGAAATCATCCTCGATGGTGACGTGAGCATAGCCGGCACGGTCACGCAGACGGGCGGCGGCGCGGGGTCGTTCTCGGGCTCGCTGGCCGTCACGGGCGATCTTACCGGCGGCACCGTGAAACAGGGCGCCGTCGAACTCGGAACACACGTACACTCGGGCGTCGCAACCGGCGGCGGCGATACAGGGCCTCCAGTATGAACACACTACTTTTAGACGTTGGGCTGTGGGATTTGACGCTTGACGCGGACGGTAACATCGCTGTCGCAGCCGAGCCTTACGCGCTCGCGCAGGACGTGGCATCTGCCTGCCGTACGGTTCTGGGCGAGGTATACTACAATGTCTCGCTTGGAGTAGACTATTTTGGGCAGTTGTTCGGCAAGACGCCGCCGGCTGCGATATTTCAAGAGCAGTTTGTTGCCGCTGCGTTGACGGTGCCTGATGTCGTTTCGGCGACGTGCATCATCGAGGCGTATTCGGCGACGACACGTGAGACAACCGGGCAGGTGCTCTTTACAGATTCGAGCCATCAGACGCAGACGGTTTCTATATGACCGACACGACCAACGTACCTACGCCGGTATTCACTCCAACGGGGCTAGTCATCCCGACCGAGGCGGCGATTCTCGCGGGCGTGCAAGAGGACTATAACGCGGCGTTCGGCGGCAATTTGAATCCGGCGCTCAACACGCCGCAAGGTCAGTTGTGCTCGAGTACCGCGGCGGCTATCGCGAATGCTGACACCGTGTTCGCGACGTTCGTCAATCAGGTAGACCCGGACACCGCCACGGGGTTTATGCAAGACGCCATCGCACGCATTTACTTCCTGACGCGCAACCCCGCAATCGCCACGACGGTCAATTGCCAGTGCGTCGGCGTGTTCGGGACACCCATCCCCGTGGGCGCGCTCGTTCAGGATACGAGCGGAAACGTCTACGCCTGTACGCAGGCGGGCAGCATCCCCATCGGCGGCTCGATTACGCTCGCATTCGCGAACGTCACGGCGGGTCCAACCCCGTGCCCCGCGAATACGGTCACGCAGATTTACCAGGCTATCCCCGGGTGGGAATCGGTCAACAATTCAGGGGCGGGCGTCACAGGCGCCGCCGTCGAGTCGCCGCAAGCATTCGAGTACCGCCGCAAGCAGTCGGTAGGCTTGAACAGTCAAGGCTCGCTACCGGCGATTTACGCCGCGTGTTTCGACGTGCCGGGCGTTATCGACGTTTTCGTGACGCAAAACAATACGGGGTCGGTTGTCACCGGCACCATTGCCGGCAACCCGAATGCGACATCGTTTCCCGTCGCGCCGAACTCGGTTTATATCGCCGTTGTGGGCGGCGCGGCGCAAGCGGTCGCGAACGCCATATGGGCGGCAACCAACGTAGGGTGCGCCTATCAGCCGTCTTTCGTCGGCACGGGCTCGCAGGCGGCGGGCGTCGTCACAATCAGTGCGACCACGAGCGGCTACATTCTGCCTGGTATGACGCTAACCGGCGCTGTCGATACGGGCACAGCCACGGTGACATCTTACGGCACCTACACGCCCGCGACGGGCACCGGCACCCTGAACGTATCAACCTCGGGGACTGTGGCGTCCGGCGCCATTGCCGGCGCGCAGCAAGGCACGGCGGGCGCGACGCTCGTCAGCGAAACCGTGCAGGACACGAGCGGCTACAGCAATCCGATACCCTCGTATGAAGTCACGTACATCAATCCGGCGGACACGCCGATTTATTTCGCGGTAACGCTGCAGTCGAATATATTGCTACCGTCGAACATAGTGCCGCTAGTGCAACAAGCCATCATTGCGCAGTTCAACGGCACGAACGGGAATCTACGCGCGCGGTGCGGGGCGCTCATTCTCGCCTCGCAGTTCTATGGCGTGGTGTCGGCGATCGGCGCAGAGGTCGAGATATTGTCGATTTTCATCGGCTTCACCAGCACGCCCGCGTCGAACAGTTTGCAAATGGGCATTGATCAGGAGCCGACCATTTCGGCGGGCAACATTTCCGTTACGGTATGACATTCAAGGAATTAAATTTATGAGCGCTTATGGTAATCCCGGCTCGTGGGTGTCGGCGGGCACGCCGTTTTTTCCGCAAGGCGGAACGGTCGATATCGACAGCAACGGTTCGTCGCAGTCGGTCGAACTCGCAGTGATGGCGAACGAGCAAGTACAGGTATACAACGGCGGCACAACCGTTGCTTTTGTCGCGTTCGGTAACTCTGTGTCCGTTACAGCGGCTACACCGAACGGCTCGACGCCAGGCAGCTACCCGGTCGCACCGGGCGCCGTGATTGTCTGCACCGTGCCGCTCGGCACGACCTACGCGGCCAGCATTGGCGGCACGGGTGATGTCTACTTCACTCCTGGTTTGGGGAACTAACGTGCTTAAATCAGCAGGTGGCGGCGGGGGCGGGGCGCCAGTTACGCCAGGCGGCGCGAGCGGGACGGTCCAATACAACAACGCGGGCTCGTTCGGCGGCACTCTGTCCACGTGGGACGGGACTAATCTAACGTTGCTCGCCGCAACGGAAGTTTCAACCACGGGTGGCAGCATCACAATGCAAGCCGGAGGCAACGATACGGGCGGGCAAGGTGGTAGCGTCACTATCGGGTCCGGCATCGGGGACATTTCGAACGGGTACGTGCTGATTAGTTCGGCCGGCGGGGACACGCCGAATCCCGGCGAGATTTTTCTGTTAGCTGCCGCAAATCTCACGCTGTTCACGAACGCGGCTCTTATCGCCTCGATTGGCGGCCAGACCGGCGTGACCGGGCAAGCGCTCGTTAGCAACGGCGCCGGGGGCGTCTCATGGGGCACAGCGGGGGTGACCTCGATCGGCAGTTCAAATCTGACGATTGGCGGAACGACTACCGTCCCGACGGTGGACCTGTCCTCGACTCAAGTCACCAACATCGGGGCTGGCGGCACGGCGTTGCAGTCGGCTAGCGTTACCAATTCAGTCACGGGCAACGGCACGGCCGGCTCGCCGCTGAAACTGTCGGGTGATTCCGCCTCGCCCGGCAATAATTATTACTATGGAACCAACGGCAGCGGCGTTAAGGGCTGGTACGTCGACACGGCCGCCGCGAACCCGTCGGCGTCGGTCGGCCTCTCGGCCGTCAACGGATCGGCGTCAACGTGGATGCGCTCGGATGCGGCTCCGGCGCTCAACCAGTCGATTAGTCCGACGTGGGCGGGCTCGCATGCTTTTACAGGCAGTCCAGCGATTTCCACGTCAGAAACGTACATCAGCCCGGGCGTTACCGGGGGCGGCGGTCCCGGCTTGGCGTGGGGCAACGCGAGCGCCGCGACCGACTATAAACTGTGGAATTTTTACGCCGACACTACCACGTGTCACTTCAGCGTAGAGAATGACAGCCAAACATTCTCGACAGATTGGATGACCGCAGTTCGAACTGGAGTGTCGTCAGTCGCCGTGAGTTTCCCGCTTGGGTCCGTAACCGTTGACGGCAATCTTACGGTTAACCCCCTGGGGGGAACCCCGGGGCAGAACGTAAACCTAGGCGGGAATTCGACCGGCACGATATACACGGGAGTTGCCGCAACGCAATTCGCCGCATGGTCATTGCAGCAGGCCGGACAGAATGCGTGGTATTTCATCAACCCCGCGAGTTCTAACAACGTCGCGCTTTACACTCAAGGTATCCCTATTCAGGCTTGGGCGGATAACTACAGCTTCTTTGCCGGCCCGATAGGCGTAAACGGAATCACTTCGCCGCCCGCGCAATCTACCGGGTGGGGCACTCCCACGGGCGGGTCGGTAGCGAACAATTTCGCAGGCGGCAGCGCATCGCTCGCCGCCACGAGTGCAGCCGTCGCGGAAATAATCGCAATATTGACGGCCGTCGGCTTTCTCGGCAACTAAGGATAGGAACTAACGTGCTTAAATCAGCAGGTGGCGGCGGGGGCGGGGCGCCAGTTACGCCAGGCGGCGCGAGCGGGACGGTCCAATACAACAACGCGGGCTCGTTCGGCGGCATAG